AAAAGCTTCCAAAACTTCAATAGAGGGTGAAATCTTAAATCATGCGGATTGTGCCGCTCGCTACAACAAACTCATGATCGAGCACAACAAAATGATTGATTGGCTAATAGAGGCGCGTCGTAAAAATGAACATTCAGATCGGATTCCACCACGGGGGGAAGAGTTCGAGCTTGATTAGCACTTTAATCAAGCTTTGGACGTTCGGCAAATACTCGCACTGCGAGATACGCATCGGCGATTGTTCCTACGATGCGAACGCGAGCGCGGGAATGATAATCGCAAGAAGTGGAGGGTGGCCAGAGGATAAATGGGATGTCTACGACATCGAATTATCACCCGACTCGCTTGTCAAAATGCGAACATTTCTGATGGACAAGATCGGCAAAAGCTACGACTACCGAGGGATATTCTTGTCGCAAATCTTTCCGTTCGACAGGCATGATAAAAACGGCTGGTTCTGCTCAGAATTATGCTATGCAGCGCTTTCAGAAGCGCAACTTCTTGATGGAGAGCGCAAAGCTCATCGCGTCCACCCAAATCTTCTTCACAAGCTGATCGTAAAAAAAGGACACAAACGTCTACACTGATGTGCGTTCGCTCTTTATCTACTGGCTATAATGAAAAGTAAGTAAAACTTTACTATTATTTTTCAAATCAACAGGAGAGCGATATGAGCGGTGCTAATGCCGGAAGCGTTCTATCAAAAGCAAAAGCCATTGCGTTTGCTGAAATTTACAACGATCAGACGAACTACCCTACCATCAAAGACGTTGCGAAAGAGCTTGGAATTGCAACGTCCTCGGTTAGAAACAGAGCATCGGAAATTCGCAAGCACGTAGCCATCGGTGCCGATCTTCCAGAAGTCATCTACCGTAAAAAGACATCCACGCACGAATCGCCCATGTCAGAAGAGGGCAAGCGCTTCATGGAATCATGGGATGAGCAGGACTGCATCAGTGAGCTACGTCGCGTTCAGTCGCTTGAACCTAACAAGTTCATCACCCGCAACTTCTTTCGCACCAATACAGCAATCACGGACTCAACCTGGAATCGTTATTTTGGAACATTCGAAGAGTTTAAGAAGCAAGCCGCTTTAGAGCTGACCCGCCACCAGAAGCGCATGGAGCGCAATATTGCCAAACATGCGTCGCTCGATCATTACCGCGACTTCAACAAAGAAAAGATGGGGTATGAAGAGAAATACGTTCGCGACAAGGGTGGCCGATTTAAAACTGTTGTAGCGTGCTCTGACATTCACGACATCGAGTGCGACCCATTCTATCTGAAAGTCTTTATCGACACATGCAAACGAGTGCAGCCGGACGTTGTCGCAATCACCGGTGATTTGTTCGATTTGCCCGAATTCTCAGCATACACAAATGACCCGCGTGAGTGGAATGTCACGGGGCGCATCAAATTCGTCCATGAGAACGTCTTAAAGCCGCTAAGAGAGGTTTGCCCTGACAGTCAGATAGATTTGATCGAAGGGAACCATGAAGCGCGTCTGTTGAAGATGGTTGCGGATTCAACCCCTGCGCTGCGCGAGGTGCTTTCTGATCTGCACGGAATGACGGTCGGTTCACTGCTTGGACTCGACAAGTACGAGGTGAACTATATCGCTAAAGCCGATCTTGCCGCGTTTACAAAGCGCGAGCAATCCAAAGAGCTTCAAAACAACTACAAAATCTATTACGAATCCATGCTTGCTCACCATTTCCCTCATGCTCGAAACATGGGGTTGCCAGGATGGAACGGGCATCACCACAAACATATCGTTTGGTCACAATTCAATCACACGTTTGGAGCTTACGAATGGCATCAGATGGGTTCGGGGCATAAGCGCTCTGCGTCTTACTGTGAAGGCGAAGTATGGAATGAAGGGTTTCTGATTGCAAATTGCGACACGCTGACAAAAGCAACGGCGTTCGACTACATTTTCGTCGGAGATTCGTTCGCTGTATCAGGCGGAAAGTTCTACTATCGAGATTAATTTTAAATTTCTCCCTGCTGACTCATAGTAGGGAGAATGCGACCAATATAATCGACAGTAGAGCAAGACATCAATCAGATTGGACTCACATACATGGCAAAATCAAAGAAACGAAATCGTGCAGCGCGGCGCGAAAGACGCATCGCCAAGCAAGACATGCAATACGACCCACTCAACACACCGGAAGAGCACAAAACGACAGAGTTTAAACCTAAAGTAATCGCAAAGCCCATCGAAGCGCTCAATAGAGCACAGGGGCAATACATCAGCGCAATCGAAATCTCAAAGATCATTTTTGGAACGGGGCCGGCCGGAACGGGCAAAACATTCATTGCGGCAGCATTAGCAGCAGAGCGCTTAAAAAGTGGTGAGATTGAGCAAATCATCATCACACGGCCGGCACAAGAAGCAGCGGAGGAAGAGATGGGGTTTTTACCTGGCGATTTGGACGACAAGTACGCCCCTTATCTTGAACCATTCCTTCAAGCCTTTTATGAGCGTCTTGGAAAGTCTCACACTGAAGCGCTAATCAAATCCAAGCGCATCCTGCCCGTCCCACTTGGGTTCATGCGAGGCATGACGTTCAAAAATGCCTGGGTGATTTTGGACGAGGCGCAAAATACGACCCCGAAAGGGATGAAAATGTTCCTCACACGCATTGGCGAGAATTGCAAAGTCATCGTGGACGGGGATTTAGAGCAACAGGACATTCATGGGTTATGCGGTCTTCAAGACGCGCTCACAAGACTGATCGAAAATCGTACCATCAAAGGCATCAGCCACGTTTCGTTCAACAAAGATGACGTAGTGCGCTCAGGCATTGCGAAGCAAATCATCTTTGCATATCACTAAACCAATCATATACCGACAGGACTAGGAATCTAAGCGCTTACAATCCAACAAGCGCTTGAGTTTCTATGTCATCTCTACTTCTACACCGCAGGGTGATACGGCATTCTCAAGGAAATTATCATTATATAAATACTTCCTCACTATACTTAGAGAAAGATATTTAAAGGATGAAAAATTGATGGGAAGCACCACGATGGAAATCTTCGGATTAGGAAAGTCTCGGTTTCAATACGAAGTTATCGCTTACGAATTTATAAGCCAAAAACTTTTGGACTTAGAGGTAATGCTGTTCCGTGAAAAGTGGTTCGATTACAGAACAATGCATCCGACAGAAGCGACTTATCTTTTCGCGCATCATTATCGTCAGGAGTACAAAGGCGCGGTAGCGAAAGCAAAAGACGTTGAAAAGGCACAGTACGTCAAAGGCTTTCGCGGAGAGGATTTGTTTAAGCTTGCAGCAATCGAACGCACTGGATTTTGGAAAGCACGACAGTCAGCGGACAGAATGGGTTGTGAGTACAGCTTCTACATTCGCGAGGCAATGAATTACACGTTGAGTCGCAATTGGAAAAACCTTCCGCGTCCGCAGCAGCTTTATTCAAAGGAAATGACAGAGCGCATTGAGGAAAAGTGGCTCGATAAGCTTAACGCGAGCATTACGGTGCCAGAGGATGAGTTTTTCACGAAAGCAGAGAGATTTGTCGGGCAGTGCGATCAGGTTGATTTTCAGAACTACCTGGTCGATCAAATTAAAGCCAAGATGCACCCAGAGTTTGCAATCTATCATTATCTTGAGTGCGGAATGCTAGTGAGCGATTTTGTAGAGCGAGAGTTTGGGAAAGCATTCGTAAAGCAAGCCACTACGACGCTTCAATAACAATAATCAACATTTACTTAGGGAGAATGGAATGAGTTCAAGTCCAGAACTAGCCGTCGTTGAAAAAGAGCCGGCAGAACCGGTCAAGTACGAGTTTGAGGATGAGTTTCAAACGAAGATCGCGGCGTTATCAATCCGAGATTCAGGGTTTAACAGTCAAGTAGAAGGGCTAATCACTCCAGATTATTTTGAGAATACGGCAGAGGCAATCTTGGTCGCAAAGTCTCTCGCGTTTTTTAAGAAGTACAAATCAGCGCCGACGCGCGCCGACATGACGCAGATCATCAAAGATGGGAAGGCTGACAAATCAATCCCGACGGAGATGCTTGCGAGCGTTATTGATAAATTCAAAGAGCTATCTTCTTTTGATTTATCGGGTGCAGAGCACGTCGTCGAGAAGGTTGAGCTTTTTGCGCGTCACCAGGCTATCAGCAATGCGATTTTAAAGTCTGTTGACTATCTTGACACCGGAAAGATCGGACGTGCTGAGGAGGAGCTTACACGAGCCTTCCAAGTTGGAGCGACAACGGCCGGGGAGGGGATGGATTTTTTCGCAGACGCAGCACGACGCAAAGAGGTTCGAAAAGAACTGGCAGCCGGGACTGCGTCGTACAACTCTATCCCGACAGGGTTAAAAGCGCTTGATTCTGTCCTATATCAGAAAGGGTGGGGTCGTGGAGAGCTGTCTGTAATGATGGGCAAGCCAAAAGTAGGTAAATCAACATCCTTGCTCTACTTTGGACGAAACGCAGCGCTTGCCGGGTATAACGTTTTGCTCGTCTCGTTGGAAGTTTCGTCGGCAATCATCGCCGACAGGCTGGATGCGTCCATCACAAGCACCGCAATGTCTGAGCTGGCAGCAAAATCGGAGGATGTTGCGGAAAAGATCGAGACGCTTGCGGCAAAAGCGGGGAAATTCATTATCGAGGAATTTCCGACGGGGACATTCAGCCCAGGCGATTTGAGACGGCTGCTCAAGAAGTACAGAGCAAAAGGGCAGACATTCGACATGATTGTCGTGGATTACGCAGACATCATGGCACCAACTGTCTACACAACCGACCCGATTGAAAATTCAAAGTCAATTTATGTCGAGCTGCGTGCGATTTCACAGGAAGAAAATGCGGCAATGCTTTCAGCAACACAGACAAACAGAGAGGGTGCCAAAGCATCCGTCTCAACGATGGAGCATGTTGCGGAAGATTTCAACCGAGTGCGTATCGCGGATGTCCTGATTTCAATCAACTCAGACGAGGCAGAGAAAAAAGCACGAGAGGCACGCTTGTATTTTGCTGCATCGCGTAACCAGAAGGGAGATTTCACAATCCGCATTAAACAAGACCTTGAGCGCATGAACTTTATTGAACGAATTTTGGGAATTGAATGATGAAGCATCCAACAGAAGCAATGGAAAAGGAAGATTACGCGGCACTTAATGCAGAGCTGGCACAGCGCTACGGGTTTGAAGTCACGGAAGTTACTGATGACGGAGAAGTGTGGGGCTACAAAGTTCGCAAAAATATGCCGAGCAACACACGAAACGTCATAGGGCGATTAAATTTCACGGACGATTGGAACCTGACAATGCCGATTGCAACCGATCAGAAAATTTCGCTCAAAGAGTCGGAGCCGTTTGGATGGATTGCGTATCGACACCTTGCGAAAGAGCATTATCAGTCTGATAAGCCGCTTGTCGCTGTTTGCATTGCCCTGCTATCCGCCAAAGAGACAGAGAAATGACGACCGAGCGGGCAGAGCTTGATGAAATTCTTGATGAGCTTGATATGGAGCATTACCTCGATATTGAGGGAGTAGATTACAAACTCACACACGGCTCATCAGGGATGCAGTTGAATCTCAAAGAATGTCCATTTTGCGGAGGCGACAAAAGCAAAGTTTACATCAACCAGGAGACAGGCCTGGGGAATTGCTTTTCAGGCTCATGTCCAAAAGGTTCGTTTAACAAGTGGTCGTTTATCAAAGAGCATATCGGGGCGACAAACAATAAAGCGGTCGTCGAGCACATTAAGCTTTTTGTCATGCAGCAGGGGTGGAGACCGATCAAGAAGAAAGGCAAGAAAGTAAGCGAGAGCTGGGGGTCGCCCGATATTCCTGAATCAGTACCAATTCGCGAAGACGACTATCTGCCGTTTCTGAAACAGCGTCACATCAAGCCCTACATTGCGGAGTATTTCAAGCTGCGCTTTTCGAAAGATGGGATATTTGAGTACGGATTCGGAGACCTATTTGAACAGGACTATAGCAATCGGGTAATCATCCCGATCTACGACATGGAAGGCACGCTTGTTTCATTTCAGGGGCGTGATGTTACGGGCGAGAGCGAGAAGAAGTATTTGTTTCCGCCTGGTTATTCGTCAACCGGCGTTTACGTGTTTAATGCGAACAATTACGACGGTGAAGAAGATGCTGTCCTGAACGAAGGGGCTTTTGATGTCTTTGCGACTAAACAAGCCTTTGATGAAGATGACGA